TTTGATCGCCTGTGTCTGGTGCCAATTGTGCTGGTGAAATTGCTGCTGCTGTAGAGGCAGGTGCTACAAAACTTCTAATAGTTTGCCCAACTGCAGCTCTCTCAGCACTTGAATCTCTAGATACAGAAGGAATTAGTCCTGTAGCTTCTCTACTTACTTCGTCCATACCTTCGTAAAGGTCTGGTATTAAATTTGTTAACGTCATGCCCATTATGTATATACCTTAAAAATTAAAATTAATTGTCTAAAAGAACTGCTTCGCCTGTCCGTATTTTCGCAGCGTAATCAAACTGCTGTTGCGGGTTCATTTGTGAAAAAGCCTCTCTTGTTATTTGCTGTTTTGCTTGAACTCTGTTCGAATTACCGAGGGCACCGCCGCCGCTTGCTTTGCTTCCTCCTAAAAGAGGCGCAAAATCACTATTATTCTGAAACTCCTTTTTTACCGCTTCGATAATACTGTCATCTAACAGTCCTTTTTCATCAGACATTTTACTTAAGCTGTCTTGAATAAACCTAGATAGCAGTTTTGCACTCTGTGCATTCCCGTCTGCCAATTCTATAGCTAGCTTTAGAGCATGCCCTTGAATCTTTTCTTGCTTTGTCTCATTAATCAACTGGGTATACTTTTGTTCAAAATCCTTAGCCTGTTGTTCTGAACTTTTCCAAAGTTTTTCATATTCCCCGTCTTTTAAAGCCCTTTCTTGCTCAGCTTTTACTGTTGCTGCCAACTGCTCAGTCTTTTCTTGTTTGGCCTTTTTAGTTTCTCTTAATAACTCATCTTTCTTTGCTACCAAACTCTGAAGGTCTGTGTTGGTCTTTTCATACAAAGCTTTATAGTCAATCTGATGCTCAACATCATTCTCACTAACATTTTCTTGTTTATCTTGCATTTTATACCCTCTAGGTTAGATTCACTGAATCATTAAATAAATTTAAAATCCTGTAGGCGGTTCAATTTGGCCAGCTTCTTCTTCAATTTCATCATCAGTTTTATCTTCTAAAATAAACCCTGTCTTTCTACCATAATATCGTACATCATTTTTTGAAATTACACCTCTATCTAATAGCATTTGCATTGCATTAAGCATATTAGGATCGGCTGTTTCATCATAAAACTGATCATTCAACTTAAATTCACATTTATAACTGTCTTTAGACATAAACTTCAATGCCCATTGTAAACAAATTTGCACTGCCTTACTGATATTGTTAACTACGATATACAAAGCACTGTTTTGACTTGCATACCGCATTCTAGCTGCTTCAGCAGTTTCTCTTCCGCCTGGTGGCGCTATAAGCCGAGCTCCTATTAACAATGCTTCAACCATTTTCTCTTTCATAGCCGTAGCTACTAATTGATTAGGGTTAGCTTGTAGTAAATCAGCTTTACCGTTCGGGCCGAGATTATGCCCGCTTCTAACACCTAACCTAACACCGCCAGGATTAAAATCATCAAAAGTTTCTTTACTCATCTCCGTAGAAATAAATAAACTTGGTTGCCCACAAATATAAATACTTTCTTCATAATCTGCGGAATTCCTATAATGGCCTCTATTCAAAACAGCTAAATCATAAAGAGGGATATTATCCACATCTGTATTATTATTTTGTGCTCCTACGAATATGAATGGGATTTCATTCCATGGCAAACCTTTAGCATCTAAAGGCTTATATCCGCTAACAAACTCTAATTCCTGATTATAAATTTCTTGTACATATTCTAAATCTGCATTTAACCGTAAAACTCTATACTGAACACGTTTTACCCATAAAAATCCATCAGCACCTAACTGATCCACATTTTCTTTTAAAACTACTAATGAAAGTACATTTTTATTACCAATGACCTGGTTATGCCAATTAATAACACTTGCGGCACAGTAAGTCTTAAACATGGCTGCATTGCCAGACACTTGCTGCTCTTTAAGCGATAGTGGAACTACTGATTCTGGATAATCTATCAAAAGCCCATAACGACCAGACTGCAGTACTTCGCCTACAATCTGTTGCCCTAACTGTAATAGCCCAAAGTCTTCACCATTTGCATTATCTAATAAATAGGATAATGCGTCAGGTAAATCAACGTCAGGATCGCGCCTATACACCAGCCCTACTAAACCAGATTTAGTCAATGCTGTAAAATTAGTTAGTATAGCCTCTTGTCTATACTGTAGAGCCTGCTTAGTATCTTTCTCATCGATATTTCTAATCCAATGCATTGCATCATTTTCAACTATAGAACGGACTAAGTCCCAACGTGAAGAATATTTACAGTAATCTGGATGTGTAGAATTTACGGGCATGTGTTCTTGTCTTCTTAAGTTAGCTAGAGTTTAGTAAATATAAAATTAATTGTCAAATAACTATTGACATATGTTTTTCTATATAAGACACTATAAGTGTAATACTCAGTGTGCAGTTGAAATATCACCTGTTTGAAGGTTCCTAAATGACAAAAATTGAATTAAGTACTTCGGGTACGGTCAATTAGATAAAAATTCAAATAAAGGAATTTCAATGGTACAGCATCAAAACGAGGTTTGACATTGAATATTACTTCCTCAATTCAATCTATGTCGTACGATATCCTCAACTTTTCTAGTGTGATCAGCTCCTGGAAAAGCAACGTTAATATTAAACATTAATTTCTTTACAGGCAGCTCATAAGCGATAGGGTAAGTAGCCGCATCGTTCATGTGATCATGTCCGCTTTTCTTGTCCGGTTCCCCGTATCTATCATAACATTGCTGTACTATACATTGGGTAGCGTTTATAAAAAACCGTTTAGACCTAAAGGCCTTATTAGCCGCTTGAACCCTATCTTTGACATAAGGATTTTTCTTTCTAGCTCGCACAATAAAATTAGCTTCTTCTAAAAGCGCTATATCTGAACTTTTAGCGCTACTTTTTACATATCCACCGGAACAATCTGGATAAACAATGATTTTATGTCCTTGGGTTTGCCACCTAAATTGTATTTTCTCAATAGTTTCAAATGTATTTTTTGTATTAAATAGTTCATCGACTAAATGCCACTCTAAACCTTCATTGCGTTTAACAAATACAGCGGCTGCACCATGCCTAACATTAAAGTCAATACCAATATACAAAGTTTCCCCTGATTGAATAGACTCATAACTTCTATGCTCTACTTTATCAAAAGCACTGTAAACAGAGCCCGTCTGCATGTTTCTAAATTCACCGTCAATATAGGCGTCTATTTCATTTTGGCTCATATCTTTTATTTGTTCCCTGATAAAAGCTTCAGAAAGCGCTGGATTATCCCGCACACTGCCTTTGACCATCTTATAAGCTGGATTTGAGTTAATTCCCCACATATTATAACAAAACTTAAACCCTTCAGGTGAACTGTACACGCAGCTCCTGTTTATGTATTCAAGCCTACTGTTTTTATCAGACCATTCCTTTAAATTATCTGGCGCGTCGTCAAGATTCAGTCTATTACGGGATATAACCAGCTTCCACACTTCTTTGGCTTTCTCAACATCAACAGTGTCTAACTCATCTATATGCGCAGCTGATGATTGGTAGCCAATCAATAATTTAGTGTTTTCGAAAGACTTAAAAAGCAGTTTACCGTACTTTTTGGTAACTATTTCATGGGTAAGACTATTGAACGGTTTATACTCGATACATAGTTCCTGTAACCAATATTCAACATTAGGTACGGAAACCTGTCGTATTAATTCATGGGATGGTTGATATAGACATACCACTGCATTTTTACTTTCTTTAACGTTTAAGACAGCTCTAAAACCCATAATATAAGATTTACCTGAGCCTCTGCCTGCTACATAAGCCGGATAGTAACAGTCCAAAGCCAAGAATTCAGCCTGAGCTTTAGTTAGTGAAATATCAAGTTTATTAGTCGACATAGTCAGGATCGTACTCTATGACTTTTACATCTTGAATGGTTTCTTCAGGCAGCATTAATTGACGAGGCTGTAATACGTTGATATTAATTGTATGGACTTCTTTGTCTGTATGAAGACTAGCTGCAACTGTCTCTTGCCAACCTACTCCGTCAACATTCTTCATAGCGAAATTAAGTACACCAGCATTGCCTCTAGTTTTGCCGCAAGCTACGTCTCTATTTAATTTCTGCCACCAAGCCGAACAATCACGAACCCCATATTCATGAGCAGCTTTGAATTCTTCAACATTCGCAACCCAATAATTATATGTTGTTCGAGTAATGTGCCATTGCTGGCATAGTTCAGGTATAGATAGGCCGTCAATCCTAGCTCCGTTCATTAGAGCCTTAGCATATTTCTTATTATATTTATCGCCTTTAACTCTAGCCATTTGTTCCTTGTAGATATTGCATAATATTAATTTTTTTAGCCTGCTTGTAGGCTGGCCTTTTATTAATAACCGGCACTAGGTCTACCATTCCTTTACTCGAATATACACCTTCGAGTATCACCTTAGCCTCTTTAGCTCGCCTATTTATTAAACCTTGAGTTATTTTGTGATCGACTTCATTATACTCTGCCATAGCTTTAACTATACTGGCTAAAGATGCATTAGCATTGATTAATTTTATAAACTTATGGTTTTCTAGACCATTATACCCAATATTATAAGTTATTGACACTAACGAGTCAAATAATGCCTGAGATATCTCCGTAGCAGTAAGCACATCATTAAGGGCTTTTTCATACTTCAAAAGCCCTTTGCAGTAAATAGTAAAACCTTCAGCTATAGAAATTTCTTTGCCCCAGTCCCATGAGGCTAAATCTGGTATATCGCTTACAGTACTTCCAATACCTACAGTTTTTACGCCCTTTGAATCTAGATAAGGCTTTAAACATATACATTCATAACTTGCTAACTCAGCTATGCCTTTATCTGATATTTTCATTACAAAAGGTAGATCAAAAACACCCATTTTTCCTCGATAAAACTAAAGCCGCCTAAACGGCCTAGAATACTATTTGTATACTTAGATACATCAGACAATTAGGGCTCGCCTTCCCGCCTGACTACGAGCATGAATAGCAGCCTTGTGGTTCATTAACTCGCGTTTCATCTAAGACCCGTGAATTAGTGACCTTTCACACTATCCCCCGGCTTCACGCTACTTGCGGTAAAGGCGGTTGACAAGTCCACAATACCTTTACCTACTGCATTTCCTCAGTTTCGCCAAGCTCCCTAACCCTTAATTACTATTAATTTCCTTCACTAAGGTTTAGCCATTTCTCTTTATACTTTTGGTTGATTGTCGTCTGCTGATTGCTGCTCAACAGATGCAGCGTCTGAAGATACAGTTATCCCTGGTTTGTCGTCACTTTGGGTTGCCCAACTACCTTTTCGTGTTAAATACTTATATAGCCAGTAACCTAACCCTACTACGGCTAACCAACAAAATACTGTTCCCATTTCATCTAACCTCATTGTTTAAATTATACTTTAGCGCTATAGTCAAAAACAGTGACATCGTCAATTCGAACCTCACAATCTGAACAATAAACCTCGCGCGCTTTAGATATATAAAAAGTTTCACAACCGCACTGGCACACTTCTATTAATACTTTTATTAATTCTTTTGTTTTATCTAAAGCCACAGCTTCTTCGTGTATTGAAAGCATGATTAAAACTCCATAAATTAGTTTTTATTTATTTTGCTTTTTTGCTTTATCTAGTAAATGTTCTGTCAACCTATCCACACCTTGACGAACATGCTGTAAGTCTTCTTTTAAGTCATTCACTTTCTGTTCTGTTTTGCCTTGAGCCTCTATGACACTGTCTACACGTTTATGGTTCCACCCTATGTACCCAACTGCTGCTAGGTAGACCCAATAAATATAATCTCTAGCTTGTTCAATAAACGAGTGATCCACGTTCTTAGTTCCTTGTGGTGTCTGCCGCATCAGCTGCATCCAAAGCAATGTTGACTTTATTTACAAAATCTTGAGACAACCCACCCCTAACCTGACTTCTTAATGAGTCAAAAACTACTGGCCTATTTATAGCGGCTAGTCTTTCTTTATGGTCTCTACGTTCTTGGAAAAAAGAACCTAGTTGACTAAACACACCAGTAACCACAGGTGAGGCCACTGAGATCCCCCAGATTGCGAACATGATAATTACGCAAGAGGAGGTGTACCACGACGGCATTGCGTTTAAATTATTAAAAACAACTTGAGCATATGCAGGCCTAAACTGGCCTATGATAAAAGGATAGAACCACATTAAAAATGTGCCGTATTTAAACATGGCTGCTGTAGCATTAAGTCTATCACCGGTACTTCTGGCTTCAGCTTCTTCTACCTGCCCCTCATTCTTTAAAAGCTGTAATTCTATACGTTGTTGAGCCTCTTGCACTGCCATCTGTAATTGTTGCTTTCGTCTAATCCAATCTGTAAGGGGTCCGAAAGCTCCGCCTAACAAGGACAATAGTGTTGTAAATATAACTGGCATTTACTTGTCCTTTTTTTATTGTTTGAATTTGTTTAAGAAGTTAACTACTGTATCATGATAACGATAACCGGCATAATATCCGCCGCCAAAACAAACAATTGTAAGTGTCATTGTAAACATT